GCTCCCGATATTGTTGTCGCTTTGGTTAACTGGGTTAAAGGTGGCAAACACACAATGGGCGATCTTCAAATGCATTTAGGGAAGATGATGTAATGAAACTCACAAAGACACAACTACGACAGATTATTGAAGAAGAAATTAATGCTCTTGCCGAGGAAGAAGAAGGCGAGGGATACATGGCAGTTTCTCAACTTGAATACATGAAAGAAATTATCCCCAAGATCCAGCAGTATGTAAATGATGCTTCTGATCTTGAAGAGTGGGTTGAGTCAAAGATTACCCTTGCTCACGAATACATTGAGACTGTTTACGGACACTTCGAGGGTACTGATAAGCCAAAGGTTCGTGGTGCAAGATCTTTAGACAGCATGCTTTACCCAGATGGTAAAGAGTTAGACGAAGAAAAACTTACCAAAGCAATGAAGAAAGAAAAAGAGAAAGTTGTTAAGGGTATGAAGAAAAACAAAAAGGATTTTAAGAAGCGTTATGGTGATGACGCCGAGAGTGTTATGTATGCCACCGCTACTAAAATAGCAAAGGAGAAAAAATGAGCATGAGTGAAGCAACAAAATCAAAAATTGATGGTTTAGTTGAGAAGGCAATTTCTCGTAAGTTTTTAGTATGGCTTACAGCAACTGCAATGGTTATCACATCTAATTTAGATTCTGGTGACTGGGTTGCAATCTCTGGCATTTACATTGGCGGACAAGCCGTAATTGATGGGATTGCAAAACTTAAGGGGCGATAATGAGCCTTGTTTTAGAATACGCTAAAAAACTTTCGTTTCTAAAGAACTATTGGAGAGAGGTGATTATCGCCTTTCTCTTTTGTTTTTTGTGGATGAAATCACAGCGAGACCAAGATTTATTAAAGCAAGCATACGACGCATCCGTTATTTCTTTACAAGAGCAAGTGGATGGGTTACAGGACATTCACAAAACAGAACTAGAACTTCGTGACGAAGCATTAGAGAAATATCAAAACGACTTATACGAACTACAAGAAAAGTATGATGCTGCTGTTGAGATACTGATTGAAGAGCGTGTAAAAGAAAAGAATGAGTATGTTGAAAAGTTTGATACAGATCAAAATGCGCTTGTTGGAAAGATAGAAGAAATTTATGGGTTCAATTATGTTCCTTAATGTGTTATTATTAAGTAAAGCGCTAGCTGCTCCACCTGGACAATTCTCTGTTCTTACAGAAGATCAGCCGGCACCATTTGATGGTGTTTTATTTGATCCTATCGCGACAGCAGAGATTATGGTCACAAGAGAGTTTGCTGTCCGTGAATGTGATTTACAGATTAGCAGAGCAATTGAAGAGACAGAGATAGAGCTTACACTTGAATTAGATAATTTAAGCATCCGTTATCAGTCTCTACAAAGCGAGTATGATTTGATGATTGAAACAAAAGACAGACAAATTCAATCTTTACAAGACATTATTGATAACGTACCACCACAACGCCGTTGGCTTTGGACTACTCTTGGTGTTGTTTCTGGTGTTGGCACAACTTATTTAGCATACAGAGCGTTTGATGAAAGTTAAAGATCCTAACCAAATGGCTGCGATAGAAAAAGCCATATCAAAGAAGTATGGCGAAGAGGCTATTAAGAACCCAAGAGCAGATTGGGATGAAGCCGCAGAGAAAGAATACTTGGAACAAATGAAGAAACTTTACGATAAAGTAAAGACGCAAGAAGAGTATTCAGAAAAAGTTGATGTAAATGGCATAAAGATCTCAAAAAAACTACTTAATAGGGAATCGCTAAAATCTTGTCCTGTCTGTGGTGTCTTTCCAAAGAAATCTATGGACGATGTTTGCCTTACAAAATTTGATTGTTGTTATAAATGCTACATTCAATACGTGGAAGGCAGAGAGGAGCGATGGCTAACAGGATGGAGACCAAATAATGAAAATTACAAAAGCACAACTTAAGCAAATTATCAAAGAAGAGATTGAGGCTCTCACCGAAGAGGATGAATCTATTGGTGGGCTTATGAAAGATCTTGGCTATGAGAAAGCCAGGGATGCGATTAAGTCTGCGATTGATTTTGATGAAAAAGTTGATAACATGGAAGACTTAGAGGCTCTTATTGCTAAATTGCGTAGCGAGAAAGACCCAATGGGTCGTGGCCGTAAAGAGGAGCTTGACGACATTGAAGCTGCTTTACGCAAGATGTCTAAGTAAGGAGCACTAATATGAACATCACAAAAAATAGACTTAAGCAGATCATCAAAGAAGAGTATTCTAAAGTTTTGAACGAGCAAGCAATTGATGTTGATAGTATCGTTGCTCAAGGTCGTGCCTTTTTTGATCTCTTGATTGAGCTTAGCATGGCGTCAGAGGATGACCCAGCAGCGGCCGCCGCACTTAATAAAATTAGAGAGGACCTTTCAGCCGATGTTGCTAAAAGAAGTTATGGCTACATTAAGCTTGAAATACTATAGTAAGGTAAACTATAATGAAAATAACAAAAGCACAACTTAAGCAAACCATCAAAGAAGAGATTGAGAATCTTTCGAAATAGGAAATACTAAAATGGCAACAATTTATGAAATAGTTCAGGGTTTATCCCAGGCAGCAGCCAACGGCTACGATGGTGCCTTAGATGAAAATGGCGAACCAGTAAAGATTGGTTTAAAGCGTGAAGAGGGCAACATGATGCTCGACCATCGCGTTATGGATGGCTTTGGTGTTAGGTTTTCCGGAAATATTATGTGCCTTACTTATCAATCTGATGTTCACTTAAAAGAAGTTTATGCTTCTGGCTTTGAGACTGATACAGAGCAGCGTATGATGGATATTTCTAAATGGCTCAAGGGCGAGTACAAGCGTATCACAGGAAACGCAGTTACCCTTACAAAAGAAGGCGAGATTGATGTTCTAGTTCAGAACTCTTCCCGCGTTCGTTCTTTTGTCAATGCTAAACTTAATTTTAGAGTTGGCGGACTTGACGAAGAGATGAATAACGAGACTGGCTCCAAACCACAAGCAGAAGATAGATGGCGTGACTTTGTTAGTCAGGGCGGCTGGACTGGTGACGGTGGTAAGCGACCAGAGAACGATACACGCAAGAAAAACCAATAGAAATGAATGGCGTTCAAGTTAGACAAAAAGAAAAGAGTTCAAGAAATACTTAAATGTGGTAAAGACCCCGTTTATTTTTTGAAGACTTACGCCAGAATTTCACACCCTTTGCACGGACTAATTCTTTTCAATACATATCCTTTTCAGGATGTTCTACTAAAAGACTTTAATGATTATCGCTTTAACGTCATCCTGAAAGCAAGACAGTTGGGAATCTCAACAATCACAGCCGGATACATTGTCTGGCTTATGTTGTTTCATAGAGATAAGGCTGTCCTTGTTATGGCAACAAAGTTTGCGACAGCAGGAAACTTAGTAAATAAAGTCAAGAAGATTATGAAGAATCTTCCTGATTGGATCCGCATTGCAAACATCAATATTGATAACCGCACATCCTTTGAGTTATCTAATGGCTCTTCTATCAAGGCTGCTTCTACCTCTGGCGACGCTGGTCGTTCAGAAGCATTGTCTTTGTTGGTTCTTGATGAGGCAGCACACATCGAAGGACTAGAAGATCTATGGACTGGTTTGTATCCTACTCTTTCTACTGGTGGTCGCTGCATTGCTCTATCCACTCCTAATGGTGTTGGCAATTGGTTTCATAAAACTTGCACCGATGCAGAGGCAGGAGCGAATAATTTTAATTTGACAACTTTACCTTGGCATGTTCATCCCGACAGAGATCAAGAATGGTATCGTAAAGAAACCAAAAACATGTCCCGCAGACAAATCGCACAGGAGCTAGAATGTAACTTTAATACTTCTGGTGACACTGTTATTGATTCAGAGGACATGGAATGGATGCTTACAAATGTTTGCGAACCAAAGTACCGAACAGGATTTGATAGAAATATTTGGATGTGGCAAGAATTTGATCCATCTTGTAACTATTTGATGGTAGCAGATGTTGCACGCGGCGACGGTGAAGACTATTCTACTTTTCACATACTAAAATTAGAAACCCTTGAAATTATAGCAGAATATCAAGGCAAGCCAACACCGGATATGTTTGCACAAATGCTAAATCAAGTTGGTCGAGAGTTTGGAAATTGTATGTTGGTTGTAGAAAATAATAATATTGGCTACACAGTTCTGGATAAACTGATAGAATATAACTATCCTAATTTGTATTATTCAATTAAATCGACACACGAGTATATTGAACAGCATCAAGCTGAAGTTCATAACTCTGCTGTGCCGGGCTTCTCTACTAGTATGAAGACAAGACCTCTTATCATTGCTAAATTAGAGGAGTTTATAAGAAATAAACTAATTAAGATATATTCTACCCGTGTAGTTAGTGAATTCAAAACATTTATTTGGAGTCATGGCAAACCACAAGCTATGAAAGGCTACCATGATGATTTAATTATGGCTCTTGCTATTTGTTGTTGGGTTCGCGATACTGCACTTCAAGCAAATGCAAGAGAACTAAATTACCAAATGGCTTTTTCAAATGCAATTATTACTTCGAAAACTACCATGAATACGCAGATCAAAGGGCAGCATGGTTATAAAAAAGACAGCATTATGCAACAAAAAACTGAAGCACAAAAAACATATGAGCAGTTTGGTTGGATTATAAAGTGAGAAACTAAATGGCGAAAAGAAACTCAAGAAACCCAGCAAATCCACAATCGGATTTATTCAAAGCACTTACGAGACTGTTCTCTGGGCCAATTATCAACTATCGTTCGCAGTCTGGTCGTCGTATTCGCCGCCAGCATTTAGATAAGTTTGGTTCTCGCTTTAAGTCCGCTTCTGGGCAACAGTTTAAAAAGTCGGTTTATAACCCCCTTGATGTTGTTGCCACTGATGCAATGGCCAACCAGCGTCGCACAGAGCGTTATGTTGACTTTGATCAGATGGAGTACACACCAGAGATTGCTTCTACATTAGATATTTATGCAGATGAGATGACAACTTATTCCGAACTTCGTCCGATGCTCAACATTAAATGTAGCAACGAAGAGATTAGAGCAGTACTAAACATCCTTTTTGATCAAGTACTTAATCTTAAGTACAACCTTTTTGGCTGGTCTCGCACAATGTGTAAGTATGGAGACTTCTTTTTGTATTTGGACATTGACGATAAGTACGGCGTGAAGTCTGTTATTGCTCTTCCGCCAACAGAGATTGAAAGATTAGAAGGTAAAGACTCAACAAATCCAAATTACGTTCAGTATCAGTGGAACTCTGCTGGTATGACTTTTGAAAACTGGCAAGTTTGTCATTTCCGCATTTTAGGAAATGATAAATACATTCCATACGGTTCTTCTATTTTAGAGCCTGCTCGTCGTATTTGGCGTCAGTTGACTCTTATGGAAGACTCTATGATGGCTTATCGTGTTGTTCGTTCTTCCGAGCGTCGCGTATTTAAGATTGATGTTGGCGCTATTCCTCCACAGGATGTTGAGCAGTACATGGAGAAAATTGTCACGCAGTTGAAGCGCCATTCAGTTGTTGATCCAAACACAGGACAAATCGATCTACGTTATAACCCTATGTCTATTGAAGAAGACTATTTTATTCCTGTCCGTGCTGGATCTGTTACTGATATTCAGTCACTTGCTGGAGCACAAAACATTACTGCTATTGACGATATCAAGTATCTTCGTGATAAATTGTTCTCTGCGCTCAAGATCCCACAGGCTTATTTGGCTATGGGCGAGGGTGCCACAGAAGATAAGACAACATTAGCTCAAAAAGACATTCGTTTTTCTAGAACTATTCAAAGATTACAGCGTGTTATTATTTCAGAGCTTACAAAGATTGGAATTATTCACCTTTATACTCTTGGTTTCCGTGGTGATGATCTCTTAAACTTCTCGCTTTCTCTCAATAACCCATCCAAGATTGCTGAGCTTCAAGAGATTGAGCATTGGAAACAGAAGTTTGATATTGCTGCGTCTGCTACCGAAGGCTACTTCTCTCGTCGCTGGGTTATGGAAAACATCTTTGGTATGGGTCACGAGGACTTTATCCGAAACCAGCGTGAGATGTATTATGATCGTAAGCACGATGCTGCCCTCCAAGCAGTTGCCGAACAAGCAGCATCTGGCGGAGGAGAACTTGGTGCAGCCCTAGGAGGCGATTTAGGTGGTGAACTTGGTGGTGACTTGGGTGCAGAACCTGGAGGTCCAGCAGAGATTGAGCCCGCTGATTTAGCACCAGAGGCTCCAGGTGAGGCACCAGCCGGCGATGAAGCAGGTGGTGGCGACGAATCCCCATTATTAGCAGTGCCTCCTGGCTCTCGTGACGCTCCAAGAATTCACGGAGGACCAAACAGTAAGGGTAAGAAAATCTATTACCCTAAACGCGATGATAGGCGCTCTGGTGGTGGTCCTCGTAGTAGGTCTATGAAGGCAGCCGGCGGAGCGCAGAAAGCAAGCTCTGGCGTTAGAAACACACTCCCAGGTTCTGAGATTAATACGCTCGCAAACCCAATTGGTGCTAATGTAGGTATTTATGAGCAAGATGAATCTATTTATACCATGAGAGAGCATGATGAAGAGTCACGTCTTTTCGAGATTGATAGCAGTTTGCGTGTTCTCTTGGAAGGTTTAGACACCAAGAAAGAGACTTTATTGGAGCAAAAGAATGAAAATTAGACATAATAAAAAGCGCAATACTGCTTTTGTTTATGAGGCATTAGTAAGAGAAGCGACAGTTGCTGTTCTCAAAGAAGATATTGAGAGAAGAGATAAAACCATCTCTATTATCAAAAGACACTTTCACTCTAAAAGCTTATTGAGAAAAGATCTTGAATGTTATAGATCTCTTTATGAAAATCAAAGCCTTGACGAGAATACATCACAAAAAGTCCTTATAGAGTCTCGCAGACAAAAGATGATGATTGATCCAACTGGATTATTCAAGCAGCAGACCGAGTTGATCCACGACATCAACAAAGAACTTACGCCAGAGATCTTCAACAACTTTGTTCCAAACTACAAGGCTCTTGCTACAATTGATCAGATGTTCTCACAAAAGACATCACCAAAAAATAGAGTTATTCTTGAGGGTGAGATTGTAAAGGGTATGAGTACAACAGCACAGAATGTTGATACGCATGCTATTGATAATGTTACTTTTAGAACCTTTGTTGGTAAGTTCAACGATAAGTATGAAAGTGGGCTTCTTCAAGAGCAAAAAGATCTTCTTACAAGATACATTACATCTTTCTCTGATAATGGTTTAGAGTTGAAGATGTATCTCAATACAGAGATTGGTCGTCTTAAAATAAAACTTGCCGAGGCTGTTAGTGTTAATGCTATCAAGAACGATGAAGACATGCTCAATAAGACAAACCAGATTGTTGAGAAGCTAAAGTCTTTTGCTAAATCAGACATCAACGAAAATGTTTTGATGACTGTTCTCAAAACCCAGTCATTAGTTGAGGAAATTTATAATGGCGATAACGATTAGAGTTGGCAACAAAGCCAACAGAAAATTAGTCACCCTTGAAATGGATATCCGAAAGAGCCTTTCGGGTGATCTTATGATCTTTGATCATGGTGACATCGACATCATTCTTTCGTCCGCTCAAAACAAGGTTATCGCTTTCCCAAAAGAAGTTGCCTCTGATTATGTTTACGGAGCACAAAATAGACTTTTTGCTTACCTAAAGAAAAGAGGTCTTGTTATTCCAGAGTCTATCCAGGCTGGCTCTTTCTATGGCTCTTTTGAGGCAACTATGCAGACGCCCGATAATGAAGATACAAGCGCTACAAAGCTAGCCCTTGTAAACATTTCTCATTTTATCACAGAAGAACGCCCATACTTCGAACACACAGAAGCAATTGTTTCTATGACTGATGATGAGTTGATTGATCCAGACAATGCTGACTCTACAGAATTGGGCGAGGTTCCACAGGCTGTCAAGCAAGGATCTATCCGTAAAGGATACATTAGAGATCCTTATGCGATGAACTATCTTTATACTCTTGAATAGGGACAACAATGGAACTCTTAATTTTTGTTTTAGCAGCATATGGACTTACACAAATTCTTGTGTATAGTGACATGCCGCTAATTAAAAGATTTAGACCAGCAAAAGAAAGATTCAAAGGTTACGGCAAGCTTTTTCATTGTCCAATGTGTATGGGTTTTCATGTTGGTTGGTTTTTAGTTTTACTTTCTCCGCTAACAGAACTATTTAGTTTTGACGTAAGTTTGTTTAATTTTATTATTATGGGCTCTTTATCATCTGGGACATCTTATATTTTTAGTATGGTGTTCAGTGATGACGGAATTCAAATAGCACAAAACATGAGGATCGGCAATGAAGATCACGAAGAATAGATTAAAAGAGATTATTCTTGAAGAGTTAGCCGTATTAGACGAGCAAGATCCACCAGTTAAGCTTTCTGGCTCTGATGCTAGAAAAGCAGCCATGGACGCTGCTAAGGGTGTAACTGCTGCAGGTGTTGATGACAACGAAAGAGCTGTTATGGCTACTATGGTCGCAAAGATGCAAAAGGCAGCAGCTAAAGGTATGCTTTCTTCTGGTGCTGTAAAGCCAAAACTTGATATGTTGGCGGCTGAGTTGGATAAAATTATTGGAGAAACAGAATGAGCGACTTTTGGACACGTAAGTGGATGCTTCAGCCAGTCAGACTTTGTAAGAAAGGCTGCATAGACGAGCGGGTTGCGCCCGCTTAATTTTCTAAGGGAATAAAGATGAGTCAAAAATTATTAAGAGAATTTTATGCTTTGTGTGAGGGAGGAGTCTGTAAAGATCTTCTTACCGAAGACGAGAAGCGTTTTGTTGCCGATGGCGGCATGATGCTTTCTGGTAAACTCCAAGAGGCTGATGTTCAGAATGGAAATGGTCGCGTTTATCCTCATCGCGTATTGATGAGAGAAATGAAGAACTATGAGAAGTTAGTAAAAGAGAACAGAGCACTTGGTGAGTTAGATCACCCAGAGGATTCTGTTATCAATCTTAAGAATGCTTCGCATATGATTACAGAAGTTTGGTGGGATGGTAAGTCCGTTATGGGTAAAGCCCGCGTGCTCGATACACCATCTGGCAAAATTCTTCGTTCCCTTGTTGAGTCCGGTGTGACTCTTGGTATTTCTTCTCGCGGTATGGGTTCTGTTTCAGAGTCCGCAGGTCGCACAATGGTTGAGGATGATTTTCAGTTAATTTGTTTTGACTTTGTTTCTGAGCCTTCAACTCCTGGTGCCTTTATGATGAAAGAGGCCAAAGATTATACGAATAAAGTATTTACAAAAGCGGATCGTATCAATCGTCTGCTCAATGAGGTATTAGACGATGAGTAATTGGTCTAGTTTCAAAAACGATCAGCTTGTTATGGAAAGCTGGCGTTCGTTCTCTAGTGAACAAATTGAAGTGCTTAATGAAGCCACTGTCGCTGATTCTTTAAAAAGACTTGGCACTGCCGCTAAGAACATTCTAGCTGATCTAGAAAGAAAAGGAGAGGTGGAAAGGTATGCCGAGGAAGCTCTAAAAGCTTTACAAGACGACCCAGCATTTAAGATTGATCAAGCTGGCACAGAGGCTGAAAAAGCTGCTATCATTATGGACAGGCAAATAAAGTTATTGCAAGAACTTATTGCTCGCAAGAGGGCAGAGTTAGAGCTTGGCACCACTGGCGAGATGGAGAAAAAAGCGATTGAAGATACCATCGCGAAAGCCACAGCAAAAATAGAGCAAATTAGAACTGGTGGCGATAAACCAGCCGCTGCACCCGCAGAACAGCCAAAGCAAAAAAACATTGGTGTTTTTAATTACATGGGACCAGTTACTGGCAGGGCTAGCACTGGCGCTCCACAAACTGCAGATTTAGCTCGACTTAGTAGATTTGGTGGTCCACCCGCTGCGGCAGGGGGTGATGGTGCTGAAGGTGATGCTGGAGATGGTGACGAATCTGAATTACCAAAAGACGCTCCCCTTTCTATCACCAAAAGACAACAAGATCTTAGGGTTGGCGATGAGCAAAGAAAAGAGCAGCCTTTAGTTATGCAGCTTCAAAAGATTGGTATGTCTCAACAGTCAGCACAGCAGATTGCTAAAAGAATTGGTAAATATTTAAAACAAAGAAATATACCTGTTGCTGAAGGAATGTCAATAATTAAAGAGGCTTTGCTTAATGAAGCCCGTTGGACCCCTGAAGCAAGAACAGTTTTGCGCTACATCTATGGGCACGCTAGTAAATTACGCTCTACAGATAAAGAATTTAGAGAATTTGCTAATTCTTTTATTTTAGGTATTCATAACATCGCTAAAGAACAAAATCCCGATAAGTTCAGAGCTTTTCTCAAGAAAAGAAAATCACCACGTAGTTCTATGCCAGCCGGCACAATTGATGCTATATCTGATAATGAAATAAAAGAGTTAATGAAATACACGAGAAATGATCCTCCTTTTAGAAGGCGCGCCAGAGATGCCTTTGATTACAGACAAGCCAAAAAAGCTGCTAAGTCTGCTAGAAGATCAGACATTCGCAGTGGTAAAGAGCAAAATGTGATGGCTAAAATTATGGCTAGATTTGTATCTGACAACCAAAAACTTCTTGATAAAGATCCAGCACTTAAAGCAATTTTTGATGATCCGCAAAAGTTTAATAAACTTAGAAAAAGTGTTACTAGTTTTATTCGTAGACAATTTAAGCGTAGAGGCTACTCTGAAGATGAGTACGTAAAGCTATTACAAGAGGCTTTCCGTTGCGAATTGAATAAAATGTTACTTGAGGAATAAATGAAAAAGAACGAACTTAAAAAATTAATTAAGCCTGTTGTAAAAGAATGTATTCACGAGGTTCTTTTAGAGAGCGGCTTGTTAACTAACATTGTCTCTGAGGTTGCTCAAGGCATGAATGCAAATGTTATTGTTGAGAGTAAGCAAAAAACATCTGAAGCCCTATTTAATGAAGACTTGCAGATAAAGAAGCAAGTTCAAAAAACAAACGAGCAACTTAGACAGCACCGCAAAAAATTGATGGACTCAATTGGAGCGAGCGCTTACAATGGAGTTAATTTGTTTGAAGGCACAGAGCCACTAACTAACAGAGAAGCATCATCTTCTGGTCCAAAACCAGGTTCAGTCGATTTGGGAGATCCTAGCGACGCAGGTGTTGATATTAGTTCTTTGATTGGTGGTGCTTCACAAGTTTGGAAGGCAATGAAATGAGTAGAAATAAAAGCGTAAATTTTTCTGTTGATGCAAGATCTTGTAAGAACAATTCAGAGAGAATGATTCGTAGATTTCTAAAAAAGACAAAGAAAACTAGAATTGTTGAAGAGTATCGCGAAAGAAGATACCACAAGAAGCCATCGGAGGCAAAGAAAGATAAGCGCATCAGAGCACAACGCACAAGACTCCGAGAAGAAAAGAAGCGACAAAAGCGTAATAGAAATAGAAACTGACTATTTATAGTTGTAATAGAATTTTGGAGGTTTTACAATGGGTGCAAATTCATGGAGAACAGGAGTCGGCGTAAATCACGTAGGCGCCTATCAGGTCAGCGGAAGACCATTCGCCACAGGAAGCGTTAATTGTTCAACAGCTACAAAAATTGAATTTCCAAAAGTTACACGTTGGATTTATGTTATCAATAATGATAATTCTTCTACTGACTGTAGAGTTGGTTTTTCTCAGTTGGGTGTTGAAAGTTCAAATAATTTCTTTAGTATCGGACAGCCTCCAAATAACGGAACAAATGACACTATTCGTTTAGAGCTTAAAGTTTCTGAAATATTTGTTTCTGGATCAAGCAATATTGATGTTGTTGCTGGTCTTACTAGTATTGAGGCTAGAACACTTTCTAGCTCTACTGGCCCTAGCTGGTCCGGATCCTCTGGAGTAGGCTAATGGCGCAGTTCGGCTGGGCTTACATAAATTGTTCCGATACTAGCGGTAGTGCCGACGGAGCACCATCTGGACCTAGTGGCTCGCTTCAGTTTATGACCGCCTCGGGCACTGGTAATTCTAGTGGCTCTGTGAATCTTACTTATCTTGCTAGTTCTAGCACTATGTTTTTAACCGGCAATCTTTTAGTAAGCGGCACAATTGAGGCTAATAATCTAGACATTATCACTACTAATAAAATAGAGATTGATGTTAGTGGCAATACTAATTTTGGCAATGACAATGCTGACACTCATGTCTTTACGGGCAGTTTGTCTGTTATGTCAAGCTCTACATATATCCTTAGCGCCAGTATCGATCAGGAAGCAACTTTTGTTAGAGGCTTTGGTGGCAACTATACTGCAGTCACAACAACGCCATATATGATCAAGACAAGTGATTACATCTTGGGTGTCCGGAAGGCTAACTATGTCACCATGTCTATCCCTAGTGCTGCTGGTAAAGCTGGCAGGGTCTATCTTATCAAGGACGAATTTGCCAGTAGAGGAACAGGCAGTATTGTGATCACTGGATCTACTGCTGGTGTTACGTTTGATGGTTCTAACAATTATATCTTGACAGGCTCAAATCCTGCAATCAGCCTTTATTCGAATGGCACCAATTGGTTTGTCTTCTAACTATTCTAGGAGACTCTAATGGCATATAATAATCTATCTGGAACAGTAGCCCAGCCTAATCAAATGATCCCTAGGCGGGATAACAATGGTGACATTATTGTCCCTATTGTATCTGGTAACCTTGCTACATCTGATGCCGCTAGCGTTATTAATGTGCCTCGTGTTTCCAATCCAGTAAACTATGGAATGGTTACAAATATCGCCGGAGATGCGAATCGCTTAGCATGCCATAGTGAGATTACTTTCGATGGCGATACCCTAAATGTAGCAGGGGATATTAGTGCTAGTGTGGGTATCTCATCATCTTATTTTATTGGTGATGGTAGCAGGTTAGTTAACGTCAAGGCAGACAACGTTGTAGCAGAGGGCCCTGCTTATTCAATTCAGTTTCATGATTCAGTAGACGGGGATCTTACTGGCTCATCAAACTTATTATTTAGCTCCTCTGTGTTAGTTATGGGGGCTGGATTATCTTACAATAGAACAAGAATAACTGGCACCTATTCTGTTCTGAAATCTGATTATTATTTAGGGGTTGATACATCTGCTAACGACAACCCTATAGCCTTGACTTTGCCTAGTGCAAGCTTATTGCAGAGCGGACAAACATATGTTTTTAAAGATGAGGGCGGCCAAGCTAACACAAAAAATATTAGCATAAACGCAATTACCGGAGAAACAATCGATGGCTCAAATGTGGTGATTTTAGAGTCACCTTATGCATCGATCCAGTTATATTGTAACGGCTCAAATAAATTCTATATTTGCTAATAAAACTTACCTTTATAAGCTACTACTTATTGACGATGGGATGAGTTATTTATCTTATCATGCCTTACTATAAACATATTTTGGAGGGTTTTATAAAATGGCTTATAAATTTCAATTAGGTTCTGCTACCCTTAGCGGTTCCCTTACACAGGAAGGCAACGTTGTTGCCTCTGGTGGTAACCTCGTCGCTGACGGTGGTATTATTACCGGTTCTTCTCACCTCATGGTCGGTGGCACAGTCCGCCTCGGTGGTGTCGCTGATGCTGCAGCAGATCTCTCTGCTGATAGCTTCTATTTCCTTGATGGTGATGGCCTCATGAAGAGTGAGCGTATGACCGATTATGCAACTTCTGCTGCCGGCGACGGTATCAAGGCTGCTAACGGTGCTTTTGCTCTCGATCTCAATGAGCTTTCTGCTGCCGCTATTAACGTTGGTGCTGACAGCTTCGCTATTGTCGATGCTGACGATAACTTAAGTAAGAAAGAGTCCATCGCTGACTTCATGACTGCTGTTGCTGGTGACGCACTTGCTGCTTCTTCTGGCGTCCTCGCTGTCCAGGTTTCCGGTGCTCTCAAGATTGATTCTGATAAGATCGGTCTCTCTGGCTCCTTCGCTGGTCCAGGTCTCAAATACAATGGTGGAGTTGACTCCATCTCTGATCTTGAGATTGACATGTCCGAATTCTCTGCTGTTACCCCAGCAGCTTCTGATTCTTTCTTGACTCTTGATTCTGACGGCTCCACCGAGCAGCGCACAACAACCGACGCTCTTGCAACATTGTTTGCTGGTGACGGTCTTGCTGCTGCTTCTGCTGTTATGAAGCTTGATCTCAACGAGTTGACTGCTGCTTCTGTTGACGTTGCTAATGATAGCCTCGCTATTGTTGACGCCAATGATTCTAACGCTACTCGTAAAGAGTCTATTGCTGACCTCGTGAACGCTATGGTTGCTTCTACAGACGGTCTCCAGGCTTCTTCTGGTGTCATTTCTGTGAACGCTAACTCTACTTCTTTCGAGTTTGACGCTGGTGAGATGCAGCTTAAGTCTACTGTTGCTGCTACTAACGGTGGTCTCGTTCTTGCTTCCGAAGCTCTTAAGCTTTCTGGCTCCGCTATTGCTGACGGCACTGCTGCTGTTGCTGGTGACGAGTTCATGTTCATCGACTCTGACGGTTCTGTGAAGCGTGAAACAATGTCTGACTATGCTGCTGCTATCGCTGGTGACGCACTCGCTGCTGCTTCCGGTGTCTTGGCTGTTCAGGTCAACTCTACATCCATGCAGATTGCTTCTGACGAGATTCAGCTCAAGTCTACCGTTGCTGGTGACGGTCTTGCTCTTAGCTCCCACGCTCTTTCCGTCAATGTTGATGATTCCACAATTGAGCTTAACTCTGATTCTCTTCGTCTCAAGGACGACGGTGTCACAGGTGCCAAGCTTGCTCCAGCTGTTGCTGGTCTTGGTCTTGGTCAGGACGGTTCTGGTAATCTCGATGTTCAGACTTCTGGTGCTATCAAGATTGCTTCCGATAGACTCGGTATTTCCGGTTCCTTCGCTGGTCCAGGTCTTGCTTACCAGGGTGGCGTTGACTCTATCTCCGAGATGGAACTTGACATTTCTGAGTTCTCCGCTGTCACCCCAGCAGCTTCTGACTCCTTCTTGACTCTTGATTCTGATGGTGCTACTGAGCAGCGCACAACAACCGACGCTCTCGCAACTTTGTTTGCTGGTAACGGTCTCTCCGCTGCTTCTGCTGTCATGGCTCTCGACCTCAATGAGCTTTCTGCTGCTTCTGTTGACGTTGCTAACGATAGCATTGCTATCATTGATGCTAACGACTCCAACGGCTCCAAGAAAGAGTCCATTGCTGATCTTATGACAGCTGCTGCTGGTTCCGGTCTTACCGCAACCTCTGGTGTTCTTTCTGTTACAGCTAACAACGTTGCTCTCAAGTCTGACGGCGACACCTTGGTTGAGGGTTATAACTACTTCGCTACAGTTTCTGGTGCGTCCACAGTGACATTGCCAGCTTCCCCATCTGTCGGCGACGTTATTACCGTTAAGGCTAAGGACGGTGTTACAGCTACTAACTACATTCAGATTAACCGTGCTGGTTCCCAGACTATTGATGGTGAGACTTCTGTGAAGATCGAATCCCCATACGGTGCTATCGCTGTGGTCTATGTTGCTGACAACGACTGGAGAATCGTGTGATATAACACACACCAAGTTTTCTTGGTTCTTTTGGATGTCCCTCTTTATGGGGGGCATCCTTTTTTTTTGGCACTATTTATAACATAAGCGAGGGTTCAAGATGGCATATAATATGTTGAAGGGAGCTGTAGAGGGCTCTGTTGATCAGTACGGCGATCAAGAAATTGATGGTATCAAGGTTTTCAAAAGCACTATTAGTGCTAGTGTTTTTTATGATACCGATGCACAAAGTCCATGTGCTACCCTCAAAGAGGTTCCTATTCGTAAGTTAGAGGGCGGCTCAAAAGGTGCTGTTATTACTTTTCAAGAGGGGACAACCGCAAAAGCAGAATATGGCTTACGTTTTGATGGACAAACATTAGAAACAAAGCAAGTGTGTGCTATTTCTTTTCATGGCTCTGCAGAAGGTTTGGTAAATATCCCTGCTAATGAGTTGATTGGGGACATTGATTTAAACACCATTGCTTTAGGTAATTCTTTATATAAAACAAAGAGCGGCATTCAAGTCAAGGTTGGCAATGGTTTACAAAGCGAGCAGCAAGGACTATCTTTATCTTTAGGTGCTAATAGCGGATTAGATGCCGATTCTGGCTATCTGGCTATCAACCACAAACGATGCGAAGACATTACTGCAAGAGGTCAAAACCTTAGCGATGATGATCTTTTGATGGTTCATGACTCATCTCGTGGCGATCTCCGAAGAACATCACTAAAAAACTTCTGTGATTCTTATCTGAAGTCTAAGACTCTACACCCAGAAGGTTCAGTTAGTGCTGTGCAGCTGAGGGGTAAAAAAGGTCTTGCGGCATCAAATGCTTTTTCTTTTGACGCAAACTCCTCTACATTAAAAGTAGAAGGTAAAACATTGACTAACAATCTTCATGTCGTTCGTGATGCCATCTTTGACGCAGCAGTGGTTCATCGCAGTGCTGTTATTGGAAACATAACAACGGTTGCAGATGAAGAGTATCATGTCAAGGATTCTGATTATACAATCCTCGCAGACACAACAAAGAATACTATGGTCATTACTCTCCCTCCTGCAGCCGACTGGAGAGGAAGAATTATTACAATCAAGAAGATCAATACCGATTCATATAAACTAAACAGCAATATGTTGACCATTGAAAGCGAACTTGGAAAGATAGATAATAGAGATCATGCAAGCGTTAAAATGGTTAATAGTGTTGTGGTTGTGCAATCTGATGGCAAGAATTGGTTTATTATAAATAAAACAGGCTCATAAACGTTTCTTTTACTTTTTTACCACACTATTTACATTGAAAAATTGTTTTTAAGGAGAACTACATGTCTAACTTACTTAAAGAAGCCATTGTAGATGCACAAGCATTACGTGAAGCAGCCCTCAAGAATGCTGAGGCTGCTATTGTCGATAAGTACTCGACGGAAGTTCGTGAGACTCTCGAACAGCTTTTAGAGCAGGACGAGCTTGGTCTTGACGAGGATGCTCCCGCAGAGGGCGATGCTTCTTTAGAAGAGGACGTTGAGGATGTCCCACTTGCTGCTACCGATGGTTTAAGCGAGATGGAAGGCGATAACCTCAACCAGTTAGCCGAGGAAGGCGAGGACGTTGAGATCAATTTAGATCTTGGTGCTCTCAAGGAAGCCCTTCAAGAAATGTCAATGCCATCTATGCCTTCAATGCCGCCTGCCCCTGGTGCTCGCGATGACGAGGAAGAAGATCTTGATGAAGACATTGAGATTGAAGAGGCTATCCTCGCTGCCCTCCTTGAAGACGAAGATACAATCACAATTGAAGATCCTGCTGCTCAAGATGAGGCCGTGCTTGATACAATGGAAGAAGAAAAGAAAGAAGCTTCCGCTGATGAATTGATGGCTACTGTTAGAGAGTTGCTAGCCCAACTTAAGAAAGACAGAGATGCTGTTGAAGATCCCAAGCTTCGCAGCATGATGGCGAACTTGGATGCTATGATGGCTGACGAGGCTGCTTCTGAATTAGAAAGAGCAGGACTTGAAGAAGAATTAGAAATCTCCGATGAGTTAATTGATACCATCGTTGAGAAGCTTACAGTTGACATGGGTGCTGACTTGGCTGGATGGGCTGGTCGTTCCGCTGAGGACAAGAAGTTCCAGATGGAGAAAGAGATCGCACATCGCCGCAGCACTGACATGGAAGAAGAATTAGACACTTTAAAGAAGGCTCAAGAAGAGTTGGTTTTTGAAAATAGCCAACTCAGTGAGCAACTTGATAACCTTAAGCGCGCAGCTATTGAGATGAAAGAATCCCTTCAGGGAGTCAATCTTTCTAACGCACGCTTACTTTATACGAATCGCGTATTGCGAAATACCTCCTTAAATGAGCGACAAAAAGATAGAATTGTCGAAGCTATTTCAAAATCTGATTCAGTTACAGAGGCAAGGACAATTTTTAACACGCTTCAAAGCACAGTGGAGTCTGCACCAAATCGTGGACCAAAAACATTGAGCGAAGCTATTAGCCGTCCAACTTCTGTTATTCGTGCTTCTCGTGCTGAGAGCACACCTAAACATGATGCATTCGCAGAGCGAATGAAACGTTTAGCCGGAATTAAATAAAACATATTTTAGGAGGTAAATTTAAAATGGCTAGTATTATTGAAAGGTTGACCGAAGGTGTTGTCAACCGTGACATGCGTGCGGAGAGCAATGCTCTTCTCACCAAGTGGGAGCGCACAGGACTTCTTGAGGGTCTTGACGGTGATCGTCACCGTGCTTCCATGGCTCGTTTGCTTGAGAACCAGGCAAAAGAGCTTCTTCGTGAGTCTTCTGCTATGCAAGCAGGTGATGTCGAAGGTTTCGCAGCCGTGGCTTTCCCAATCGTTCGCCGCGTGTTTGCAGGCTTGATTGCTAACGATCTCGTTAGCGTTCAGCCAATGAGCCTTCCAAGTGGACTCATTTTCTTCCTTGACTTTGTGTTCTCACCAAGTCTTGGAGACAGCAGCACCCAAAGTTCCCGTCTTGGTAACATTGTTGAAGAGTCTGTCTACGGCACAAACCGTGTTGCTTCTCAGATTACTGGTGGTGTTGGACTCGTTGGCTCTACCGGTGGTGATCTTTCCGGTCCTCGCTCTTCTGCTCGTGGTTATGCTTACGCTTCCCCAACTGGATCCAGCACTGCTGTCGGAAATGGTGATGCTGCGCAGGGTGTTGTTCTTTCTGTGTTCAAGCTTGACGGCAGTCTTACTGATGACAGAAAGAAATTACTTGATTTTGACCCAGATCTTCTCAACTTGGAAACCGCTGGCTGTGTCATTCTTGATATTGCTGAGGGCGAGTTCAGCGAGATTGATTTTGATAATTTATCTGCTGTTTCTTTTCTTGATATTGCAAATGGTGTTGATACTGGTAACTTGCGCGCCACTTTGAACCTCGATAGTCGTATTGGCACAATTGGTGCCATTACAGAGATGCAGCAAGTTCGTCGCTTAACCAAGCGCGTTAGCTCTGATTCTCGTGGTGCTCCATTCCAGTCCGGTCTTACTTCTCAGGCTGCTGCTCTTCGCTTTGTTTTGACATTTAGTGATCAAAGTGACGTTACTTCTGAGAGTGACAGCGCTGCTGCCCTCGGCTCAACCGGTTTGGCTGCCGGCGCCCTTGCCTTCCCACTTCGCGACAACTTTGACGCTTCTACCGCTCTTGGTTCCGTTGTTGGCGCTACTGAGTGGGGCTTAGAGGGAAGTGCTCTTATCCCAGAGATCGACATCAAGGTGGACAGCATTGCTGTTACCGCTCAGACCAAGAAGCTCAAGGCTAAGTGGACACCAGAGTTGGGTCAAGACCTCAACGCTTACCACAACCTTGACGCTGAGACAGAGCTTACCAGCATTCTCTCCGAGCAGATTGCTCTTGAGATTGATCGCGAGATCCTTGCTGACCTCGTGAACGGTGCTACTGCTTCTACCTACTACTGGTCCCGCTCCCCAGGTCTCTTCGTGAACCGTGAGACCGGTGCTGAGATTGGTGCTTCTTCTGCTGCTCCAGATTTCACTGGTACAGTGTCCGAGTGGTACGAGACACTCGTTGAGACCATCAACGATGTTTCCGCTCAGATTCACCGCAAGACTCTTCGTGGTGGTGCTAACTTCGTGGTTTGCGGACCAGAGGTTGCTAACATCCTTGAGTTCACTGCTGGCTTCCGTGCTAGCGTTACTGCTGACGCCGAGACTGGCTCCATTGGTGCTGTCAATGTCGGTAACCTCAGCAAGAAGTTTGATGTCATCGTTGACCCATACTTCCTCCGTAACGTGATCCTCGTTGGTCGTCGTGGTAACAGCTTCCTTGAGAGCGGTTATGTGTATGCTCCATACGTTCCACTCCAGACAACACCAACCATCTTTGGACCTGAAGACTTCGTCCCACGTAAGGGCGTTATGACTCGCTATGCCAAGAAGATGGTTCGTCCAGATATGTATGGACTCGTTATCTGTCGTGGTATCCTCGGTGAGGCTGGTGCTTCCTGATAGCTAACAGATACAGATAGCTAAATTAAGCCTCCTCATTCTTTGAATGAGGGGGTTTTTTGTTTTAAGAACACTAATTACTTTGACTTGGATTATTCTCCTTTGGGTGAGGCCACTGCCCATAGAAAGATTTAATACCGAGGTGGCTGGTGCTAAATCATTGGATAAAACAAGTTATTGCAATAACAAATAAATAAAGGAGAAATTGTTATGGGAAAAAGATTAGGTCGTAAAAGACTGTTGTCTCTTGAGAAGAGAGGCGAGACAATTGAAAGATCATCTTTAGGAATGGGTGATGGAATGAAAGACACCTTCGTGCGTTGTAATAAGATGCGTGATGGTTCTTTGTGTGTTGTTGAGTTGGTTTTAGATCTTGGCACAGCTGATGCCGCTATTGCATCATTTGCTGCAAATGACGTTATTGGCGTTGATGGAGAGTCTGGCACCATCTTTACTTGGAATGAAAGCATTCATGGCTACCTTGTAGATCTTGAGATGTTTATTCTTGAGACACCAACAACTGGTGATGATGATTTGCACATTTATGCTCACTCCTCTGCTGTTAATGCTAATGCAGCTGGAAATGGTAACACCAATACTAGTGTTGATATTACTACTGCTGTGAAGGGAAATTCAAACTCACAGGCTCTTAACGGTGATACCTTCGCTACCGCTAACCAGTTCTACATTGTTAGTGATGGTTCCACAGCTGGTACTTATGATGCTGGCATCTTGCTAATTAGAAGCACAGGCTTTGCAATTGATACAGCAGCTGCTGATACTTTCGTGTAATATTCATAATTATTTCACTAAAAAAAAAGGAGTATTAATCATGGGTAGAAGAAGAGGAGCTAGAAACTCAGCTCAGGCGAAAGAAAAGGTTCAGACT